GTAACAGTTGTACCGTCAATTTGAATGACATTAGGGTAATAAGGTGTAGCACCGTTAGTAACCATTAATACCATAGTCGCTGTTTGGCCTATAGCCATTACTGTATTTAAGCTAGTTGTAGAATTTCCGCGAACATTAACAGTAAAGTTAGTTGTGGCATTAGATGTGTAATAAAGAACAGCTTGGGTTTTAAAATCATAGTTTGTAGTAGCTGAAGGGGCAGAAGCACTTACTGTAGCGCCTTCTAAAATACTGCTAATAGAACCACCAGTAATAGCAACAGCATTAGCATTTTGGCTTGCCATAGTGCCTAAAGCGCCTACATAAGTATCTACATAGTTTTTGGTGGCTACATCTTGTGCATTAGTAGGGTCAGCAGTATTAACAATACGGTTTGTACCCATATTGAGATTGCCAGAAGCAGTTGTTTGACCATCAGAAGCTAATGAGCCTGTTAAGGCATTAGCAATGTCAGTAAGGGTTGTATTACCCCATGTAGAACTAATGGTTGTGCCTGTTACTACTGGATTGCCAGCAGGTAGGGAATATGTACCCGATCCGTTTCTACTCATTTAATGCTCCTTGTTGGGCGGCTTTCATAATCAATAATTTTGCCAGTTTTCTTTGTTCTGGAGTGCCTGAGTTAGCTAAATCCAATACTGGCTTTGACACTTTTCCTGCCAAATATGCACCTTCACCAACTACTCTAGGGCTTTGCAATGGAAGTGTGGCCAATGGCAACAAACCTTCAGCGCCAAGCGTCATTGCGCCTGTTATGCCGCTTCCTGCTGTAAAACTTGGCAATACTTTTTGAATACCTCTTGGGGCAAAGCTGTTTAATGCTTGACCAGATAATGCTGGCATTAAATCTACGCCAGCTTCTTTTTTCAAAATGTCAGCTAATTGTTGGCGATATTGATAGCTAGTATTAGCGTTATTACGGGTCAAAGATTGCAACTTGCGAATAGCGGTATCAATGGCCGTTTTATTGCCTACACCCAACGCTTGTTCAAGTTCACGCTCTAGTTTTAAAGATTCTTCGTAATCACGCATTGTTTTAGCGTAATTTGGATCTTGTTTAACAATCGTGTTTTTGACCTGACCTCTAGTTTGCGTAAGGATTGACTTAGCTTCGTTAGACATATCGTTGCTGTAAAGATCGTCAATTCTGCGCTTTAAAGCATCTAAACCTTCTGCTGTGTGCAATTCAGGTTTGCTTTTCCATTCATTAACTACAGATTTAATTTCATTAACTTCACGCAATGTTTTATCGCCAACCCTTGAAGCTGACACACCGCCAACACCTTTGACAGTTAAACCTTTAAGCGTATCTTGGAATGTAGTTTCAATTGGCTTAAAGTCTAAAAACACTTGATTGTTGTTAGTTGTTTGAATACCTTTTTCGTAAGCCTGTCTGCGCTGGTTTTTAAGTGTTTGCAAACCACTTTGTGCGGCTTCTAATATATTGCTTGCAGGCACTTCACCACGCAAGTTTGCTAAAAACTGTGGATTCTTGGTTGTGCCAGCTTTAAATGCTTCACCAACAGCATCACCACCTGCGCCTGTAGATAGTCCTAATGCTTGCTTGCCAAGGTAACCTGCACCTTTAATTAAGGGTTTGGCTACTTCACCAACAGGCCCAGTTGCCGCACCAAACATTGCAGCATTGCCACGATCTTCTGCGGTTGGGGTTAATGCGTAACCAGTACCGCCACCAATAGCTGATTGCTCACCAACAGCCAATGCAAAACTAGGAATTTTTCCAATATTAGATATGCTTTGGGCTATTTGTGGGATTGCTTTTACAGCACTAACAGCTTTTTGTGCGGCTGAATAAGGCGCTAAATATGATCCAATTTGGCCTACCGTGCCTGATACTGGGTATTGCTCTTTAACTTGGCTAGTAATTTTTTCACCAAGACGGGATATATTACGGCCAGTTTCAGGAAAAGCTAACTCAGTTACAGCGCCTGCACCTTTAATTAATTCACCAGTACCAGCGGCCACCATTGGGCCTACAACCGCATTGTTACCCATTTTAGGTAATTGTATGGCGTTAATAAACCGATCATAAGCGGTTTCAGGTTGTGGCTGTACCTTTTCCCATCCATCAGGAGCAGGGCCTACGGGAACCGATCCCTGCGCTGGCGTTACCCGTTCCCAATCGCTCATCGTTTCTTCCTTCTATCAACGCTACCGTCAGAATTTACCTTGTATTCGTAGCTTGGATCATAGGGAATATTTAATTGTTTAAGCGTAGCTTTAATATCGGTTGCAGGTGCTTCTTCAATTTTTGGTACGGCCACATATTTACGCATTGTTTCAGGAACAGGCTTTTGCTGTGTGCCGTAAGCGTTAACAATAATGTTGCTACCAAACTCTTTTTGGTTCTGAATCATCTTTTTCAGATTTTCCTTAGTTACAAGAATATCCTTGTAATTTGGGATTACCTCATCCAAGATGCGTTCATCGCCACCGTTCAATACGCCCAACTTGTTAGCTTCTTTACCTGTCAATTTAACTTGAGCGTGTAATGAAGTTAACATTTGACGAACACTTGGTTTAGCCAAATCGCTAGTAGTTAAGCCATCAACATAGTTGTTGTACTTAGTAAGGGTGTCGTAATACAGTTTTGCACCAGTTACTTGATCGCCAGCAGTACCGCTTAATGGCTTGTAAAGGTCTGCTCTCCATTGCCGAATGTCTTTGTTTGGCAAATTAGGGGGAGTAGGTTCTTTAAATGGATCGTAACCATACGCTTTAACTAAATCATTTTTACCAACAGCAGTAACAGGCTTATAAGAAGCAGGCAATTCACTTCCAGCCGTAGGAACGTTACCGCCAGCCATTGTCACATTGCCTACAGGAGCATTACCAACAAAGGCTTGACCACCGCCACCAGTACCAATACCTTCATCTCCAAGTCGCAACGATTCAGCCCTAGTTAAAGCAGGCTTAGATGTTGCAACAAAACGCATTGTTGACTTAGGATCAGGTGAATTTTTGTCATAGACATAAGTGTCTGTATCGCCTGTTTTTGGATTAAGCTGACTAACTTCAGCCCAATTAGGGCCTTCAGTAATCTTCTTCATTGCGTGTTGTCTTAAAAACGCAGGTGAATTAGGGTTTTGCAATGCGTTCATGTTAGCCAACATTGGATTGCCTGCTACCGCTGGAGTGCCAACCATAGTAGCCGTAGGCATTGGCACTTTACTTGTATATGGGCCAGCCATTTCAGTAACTTTATCAGGCGTAGCAGGTTTACCCTGAAACTCGTTCATGTAATCAGCTAATGCAACACTCTCTTGACCACGAATAGCTTTTGCTAAATCTAATTGGGCTTGATCGCCTTTTTCAATACCTTTTTGGCCAAAATATACATTGGCTAAACCAGCAAGGTTTTGTGTAATAGATGGGGCAACATAGCGACCACTAACCATTTGACCTTGTGGTTGTTGCAAACCTTGTTGCAAAAGCATTTCAGCCATCTTTTGCTGGCGTAAAATCTGTTGCTGTTGCAACATTTGTTCTGGGGTAAGTGTTCCAATATCAGCCATGATTAGTACCCTGCGTAATCATAAGCTGAATCTGCTGGCATAGGCTGGCTATAGTCTGTAACTGGCGCAGGTTTTCTTGGGTCTTTTTTACGCAAAGCCATAGCCATAGCCAAAGGGTTCATGCCGCCTTGTTGACCTGTCTGACCAGCCTGTTGAACCATTTGATTTTGCTGTGCAAGTGCCGCTTGCTGATTAGCTTGTTGATTTCCAATATTTTGAAAAACAGGCATCAAACCTTGTTGATCTTGCTGTGCAAAATACGGGTTTACATTAGTAATGTATGGATTAGGCATTTAATTTTCCGTAATCTACGGCTAAATAACCGTTTTCAAGGGTAATAACAGCTTCAGGCATAAAGGCTTGAACTTCTTGTGCCATCACGCCTGTGTGCGTTCCATGTCCTGCTAATGGGTAATCTTTAAACTCAGGCTTATATTCAAACTGGTAGAACGGTAAACCATTAGGTAAAGTACCGATTGCTACAATGTTTTCTTTAGTGCGAACATCAGACAACATTGCTGAACCAGCAAGACTAAATAAACCACTATTTAAATTTTGTTGAGCCGCTTGTTTAGCGTTAAAGTCACCCATTTGGGCGTTGTAACCCATTTGACCAGCACCCAGAAAATCAGCACCACTTGTATTAGCTTGTTGTGCAGAGTTAACAAATGATGGATTTTGAACTTGTGCGCCAGTACGCAATGCACTTAATGTATTAAGCGGTAAATTGTATCGGGTAAGTGCTTGGTTAAATGCTTGTTGCTGTGCAGTATTACCAAAATTACCTTGATTAATTAAAGATTGATTTGTAAATTGACCGCCTTGCAAACCTTGGGTAAATAGGTTTTGACCAATGTTTTGGCCAGCCAATTGGGAATTAGTAAGCAAATCGTTTTGACCTTGATTAAAGGTACGCATAGCGTTTTCATATGCTCTAGTACCTTGCTTGATACCTTGATTTGCTAATCGTGCCGCTTGTGCATCCCGTTGCATATCCATTTGTGGCTGTAAACGGGCTTGAAGAATCTCGTTTGCCCTGTCCCAACCTTGCATACCACTTGCATAATTAGGATCGGTAACATAATTAGACCCTAAACTTGTTTGGGTTTCTGGAATGTTAGGGTTAAAACCACGCCCCATTACATCTTGCACTTGCCCTAATTGGGCATTAATAGCGCTTCCCAAACCTAAACTGGTTTTGTTTTGCATATCTAATAATGCTTGCCCAGTAGGAGATAAGCTAGTAGTTGCAGTCCAAGTAGGATTACCCTGTGAATCTGTACCGCTTTGGGTGTAATTTAAATTTCCGTAAGGAGTAACTTGGTTTACACGATTGGCGGCAGTAGCGGCTTGAGCCGCTTGTAAATTACCTTGCGCTGTTTCTTGTGCGGCCGCCCTGTAATCAGGTGCGGCTGGTGCGCTTGGCGCAGGCCCTAATCCTAAAAATCCACCACCACCCATGTCATTCTCCTTTTGCAGTTCTTAAAGGGCATTTGATGTCGAGCCATCGACAATCTTCACGCCTCATAGCCATAATCACTAAATCACCATCCATGTGAGCATCAGGGATTTCGGCTATTACTTTAAAACCAAGGTGTCGGTTTAATTTTAAGGCAGATTCATTATCTGCACAAATCTGACCTAGTATAACGCTAACACCAAGTTTATTAAAGGGATAATCAAAAGCCGCCCACAATAAATCTCTATTCATCCAATTAACTTCATCTACTGCCGCAATGTGCATTTGACACGCTTTTGGCATAAAACTGGCAAATCCGACTACTGCTACTAAATTACCGTCAATTTCTTGACCTATGCAAACCGTTTCTTGGGGTAGCGGATGGTTCATCAAACGAACCAACCAATCACCCATATATTGTTGATTTTCAGTAGTAACTTGCCTCAAAGAACCCCTCCGCGTTCCATTACATAATCGCTAGAAATCCAATACACATCAATGCCTTGTGAGGCTATTTTCATAATAATGCCACCCGAATAACCTATTCCCGTAACACCTTGCCAGAGTTTTGTAAGGGCAAGATTGCCACCCCATACATCTTCATCCCATAAGGCTACATCCCATACCCCAAGGGTAGAACTGACCGCATTAAAACTAACTGACCCAAGGCTGTTCTGGGCATCAAAATCAGTATTTATACCCACTAAAATTGCTGGTAAACCGTTATCTGTCTGAAAAATTGGGCGAATCATTGTGAATCGTTTTTGTTGGCCTACGCTATCAAAATAGCTGTAAGCCTGTTGTACTTCGGCATTAATATTGTTGCCGTTATCGCTATAAGAATCCCAAAAACGACCTACATAACCATTGCCACCAAAGTACATCTGGTCATAACTAATTTCCCAGCACTTTGCTTCTATGTTAGAAAAGCTACACCAAGCCTTAGAAATGGTGTGCATACAAAACTGTTGCACCCCTCCAGTAGACGGGACATTAATTATTAACATATTTTCACTAGCAAAATATGCTATTTGCCAACCAAAATTACTTGAATATAACGATGCTTCACGGCTAATTTCGTAGTAAATTTTGTCTGTAAGGTTAATTCTAGGGTCTAAGCGGCTTGACTGCAATGCTGAAGCTAATGGCACTAATCCATCTTGGGTAAGCAATAAAAGATCACCACCCCATTTTAAAAAACATCTACGGTTGTAAGTTTGGCCTAATTGCCATACGCCTTTCAAAACCCAAGTATCTGCATTGTCAGGGTCAGTCCCGTTATAAACAATCACTTCACCCATGCTAGTTACAAATACTGCGTAGTCATCAACGCCTTGACCAGCATCTATAGTCCAAGTACCCATTGCCTGCAAGAACCCTGAATTTCTAGCAATTCCACCAAACAACAACGGAGAAGCTGGGCCACTAACCGCATCTACACCTAAATACCAACAATCAAGACTGTTTTCTTGGGTGAAATATAAGCGATTTTTAAAAAGGTTTACATGAACAAAAGTGTTTGAATTTACGCCTGTAATAGCGTAATTAATGGTGTAAGCGCCTACAACAGTAGCATTTGTAGCAGGGGCAGAAGCCATTGTGTAAGTAAATGTGCTTGCACCTGTTCTAGTAATAATAAATGTGCCGTTATATTGGGCTGGGCTTGCACCTGCTACTGTAACTTGGTTTCCAGTTACTAAATTATGGGCAGTAGCAGTAGTGACGGTGGCGGTTAAATTGCCTGAACCGCCTCTAGTAATAGTGCTTATTGTTTGGGCAGTTGCAGTAGTAGCAATACTGATCCAATTAGTACCATCATATAACTGGGCAGGATCGACACCATTAACGGCCACCATAAAGTGACCACCAGAATTGGTAATGTTGACATATTGAAACTTGTCATCTGTGATCGTTTTAACTGCAACGGCTGTAGTGCCTGAAGCATCATAAATAGCTGTTCCAGCGGCCGCAAATAGCTTTTGATTGCTTACGCCTGCATAGTTCATCAAGGTATTAACTTGACCTGTTATGCCAGTAGAGAACCTTGTATAACCAAGTCTTAGTTGAACGCTAGTAGGTGTAGGCCAAAAGTTATTTAAAACAACCGCATCCAATGGAGGCATATTGGCAATAGAATCTCTTGCGTTCCAACCACCAATAGGCGCAGAAACACTAGCAGTTACAGCTTGTCTTTTTTGTGCGACTGCCATAATTAGCTTCCGTAACCAGTATCGGGAATATTTGCCCAACCAATCAATACAGCACTTGGCTGTGGTGCAAAAGACAATGTTGCAGAACCTTTGTCATTAGCTTTGGCTACATTTAGATAGCGTGTGTAATCTTGTTGCAATGCAGTAGTATCAAAAGATTTAATTTGGAAGTATTTAAGTTTGGTCAACAATACAATAATTGCATCATCTAATACGGATGTATCGGTATCAACTGTAAAGCTGTTCTTAACTGCATTTGCGGCACTTCTGACCCAACCTTTTGAGCGATATTCAAAGCCTAAATACTCTAAGGTGTTATATGGTGGCCAGATTTCAAACTTATTACCCAATATTCTCCAACGCACCCTTGGGCCAGTTGAAATATAACCTGATTTAAGCCATTGCCATTGCTGGGCATCTACTGGGCCAAGCATCTGCCAATGTTTTGTCTTATCCCAATGGGTATTATCGGTAATGGTTTCGTAATCAGGTGGCAAAGGGTAAATGGTCTGACTAAAAGTGACTGTTTGACCTATGGATGTTGCCGATGCTAGTTGACTTGTAGTCACGCTAGTTGCACTATTTACTGTTTCTACATAAGTATCTTGTGGAATACTTGTACCAACAATAGAGTAGTTGCTGTCCAAACCTACGGTACTAGGAATGTTAGTTAATAAATAAGACCCATTCAAAGTATCGCAGGTCGTGGTGATTGCGTTTGTATAAAACCTATATTCCAACTCCAATGCCTGCCAATTGTGTTCCTTAATTAAGTCATACCCAGCACGATTCATCAACGCAAGAATTTGTTGCACATCTTGGTTGGTGTTTCCTGCTACATAAGTAGGTACGGCTAAGTTAAGTTCAGCGGTTACTTGCTGGACTAATGTAAGCATTGTTGATGACATATTAGGCTTCCTCTGTGGCTACCGTTTTCTGTTTACGGGGTTTCTTTTCACCAACAGCGGCAAGTATAGCGGCCATTTGATCCTGCATTTGAGCCAGCTTCGCATCTGTTTCTTGCTTCATTTTAGCAGTTTCTAAGTCTTTTTTGGCAAGTTCTTCTTTCAAAGCGTTAATTTCTTGTTCACGCTTGTCTGTTTCCGCAGAAGTTGTTGCCAGATTTAAAAATGCCTTTGCCTTATCGCGGAACGCATACGGTGACATTCCTGCCGCCATACCCATACGCTGTAATTGCTGATCTGACGCATTTGCAATAGATTCTACCGTGTGAAATTTCATTGCCCGTAGTTCTTCAGCTTGGCTTTTTGATACTAAAGGCCATTCTGATACAGGTGTTCCAACCACTTCTTCATCATTTGCGCCAACACGGTTCATATAGTTAGCCCATTGGATAGGGAAACGCTGTTTATGCTGTTGAAGTGCGTAAGTGTCAATTTCGGTAAGGGTATCGCCAGCAACGCAAATGTGTACAAAATCAAATTCTTTGTAAATTGGTCTGCCAGCCTCTAATGATTCTTGCTCTTGGTGTACGGGTTTTTTGTAAAAGCGTACTTGTAAGCGTGAATCTGCATTGTTTTCGTCTGAAGGTAAAGCCATTTTTAAATCTCCTAAGTAGTTAGGTAAAAGTTAAAAGAAAAAAGGGGTCAGCCTTTTGAGCCAACCCCCTGTTTTTACTACATTTTAGCGTTTTAAGCTAATCAAACTGAAGCCTTGCTAAACCAGCCATAATCGCCTGATGCCATTGAAGCACCTGACAAATATGTGCCTGTCGCACCCAAAGTTACTTGGAATGTTGAAGCGTTGATGATGCAAGTTGCGGCTGATGTGCCAATTGCTACAGCGGCTTGGGCAAAAACATAACGGAAACCGTCAGAACCAAACACTTCAGCACCAGTAGGGCCAAAAGTTGGGACATTAGTTCCAGCAGAGTTTGCGTTTACTTGAGCGGTGTTATAAAGATCAACACCAGCTAAAGGGGTAATGGTATATGCCATGATAATTCCTTTTCTATTAGTTAAGTTGAGTTAAAAGATTCAATTAAGAACCTGTCAACACGCCTTGTAATTGAGCATTTGAAGTAGTCAAGTTACCAGCCCAACCGTATAACTTAACGATTGCATCTTGGTTGATTGACTGACGCTCGCCACCGATAGGAACGAAATTACGCTCTTTGTGTGGGCGGAAGAAGATGTAATTAGTGTTCAAGAAGTACATATACAATGCGTTTTCTTGAGCGCCAATACCACCACCTAATACCACATCAGCAGACATACCGCCACCGTAGAACTTCAATGATGCAAAGCCAGCCGCGCCTTCTTCAACACCAGCAATACGCTGAATAGCTTGCAATGAAGCAACATAGCGTGTGTATAGTGTGTTACCAGCAATAATCAGGTCAGTCTTATCAGTTCCACGAACGGACTTGATAGCGGCTGTTGTCATTGCGGCTTGGATCAAAGCGGATGTGTCAGCACCAGTTGTTGCTTGGTTTCTCCAGAACTCCCAGTTAGCACGATTAATGCCTCCGTAGGTTCCAGATGTAGGTGATGTAGAAATTGCGGCCGCTAGACCAGTAATGTTCTTACCACCATTACCTGTACCGTCACCATAAAGGTCGGTAGAGATACGGTTTAACAAGCGTGCTTCAGAAACTTGCATACGGCCATCTAACAGGTCGATGATCGCCTCTTTGGAACTGTTTTGCAACATTTCTAAACCACTCATTGTTACGCTGTCAGCGTACTGAGTAATAGAATATTGAGCCGCAGAAATTGGGCTATCAGGAGTGATGTTTAATACTTCGTAGCCAGAGTAGCTGTTGGCGTTGTTAGTATTTGGATCGTTGTACATGATTTCTTCCAAGATAACATTACCGCCAGAAAACGGGCGTACATTACCTTTAGAGTTCAATCGCTGTAGGATTGCGTTGTTTTGCGTTAAGTTGTCTGCCAATACTCCGCTACGGCTTTGAATGGTAGTAGCGATAATATCGGTGATTGCGCTATTTGCGAATGCCATGATATTTCCTTTATTAGATTAAGTTAAACCCGACCACCCTCTGCATCGGCTAAATTAGCCATCAGCAAGGATCGTCTATCCTTTGCATCTGCTTTACTCACTTGACCGCTAGGAGTAACGGATCGTGGACTAACCGCAGTTGCTTTAGCTTTTGCTACTTGCTGTGCCTTAGACGCTTGAGTGTTGGCTGATCTCAGGAGTTTTTCCTGCTCTAACTTAAACGCTTCGTCATTCATACGCACCGCTTTGGCATAAGCCGATTCTAGGTCTTGGGCTAAACCTCGCTCAAGTAATTGAGCCATATCTTCCCGTACCATTTCAAAGTGCGGAAAAGCCACTTTGTTGCTACTTACACGGCTGATTTCATTGGTCAACCGTGCATTTTCTTCTTGATCCCGTATCGCTGACAGTTGCTGAACTTGTTGCTGTGTAGCTTGAAGTTGTTGCATTAACTGCTGTTGATAAGGGTCTACATACGCCTGTTCTGGCATTTGTAAGCTATCTGAATTTAATTGTATTCCATAATCTTGTGCAAGTCTATGGAACATCTGCACCTTCTGATCGTAAGGCGCTTTAGACAGAACCATGTGGGCGCGGCCAAGATTATTGATCCAAGCAACAGGATGAATACCTTGTTGCTGTAACTCAGGTACAAAAGGGTTAATAGCATCCGTCAATTGCCTAGCGTTATCAGCTTCAGCTTTGTAAGCGGATACGCCTTTTTTGTATTCAGCTTCGCGTTGGTTGGCATATTCAGCAAACTTAATAAATTCTTCTTTTTCTAAAGGTTTGCCATCTTGCATTTTATCCCAAACATCGCGGTACTCTTTTTTCCAAGTAGTAGGGCGCTTTACTTCTTCTTGAACTTCATCAGTAGCTTCTGCCACCAGTTCAGGTTCTTCAACGGTATCGTCTTGGCTACTGGTTTCTTCCGACTTACCTTTGAAACGACCTTTTTCGTCACGGTCGTTGCTTTCTTCAGGGCTGGCTTCTTCGCTTTCGGCTTGGATTGGATCGTCATTTACTTCAATCTCCTTTTCTACAGGGGCTTCTAAAGTGCCTTCTTCGGCTTGTTCTAAAGCGGCTTCAAGCATTTCTCTGCGGTCTAATTCTTCTGACATGGTTTACCCTATCTGTAATTAAGTTTGGAATAAGTGATTTCCGCAATTTCACGCTTACGGGCTTCATGTTCTTTTCTGCTAAATTCGTGCGTTTTTTGCTGTGTTGGCACATCGTTACCTAATTCAATGCAGTTATTGCGTTTAAGGTTCTCACGGTGCTTAGAACGGCTAGATACCCATGTACCATCAGCCATGCTAATGTGGCCTGCAATGTCAGGAACTACCATAGGGGCTTCTTTTGGGGTCATATTTAGTTTGGCTTGCCACGCTTCTTCAGCTTCAGGCGTATTAAACGGAATATTCCAGTAAGCAAGGTACTTTTCCTTGTTATCATATTGCGTTGCATCATATTCTTCATGGTCAACCTTGCAATGTGGGCATTTAACGGTGACTTTGACTAAAGCCATTACATTCTCCTTATTATTTCGGGTAATTGGTCGTATTCATTTGGTCTAAGTAGGCAAATGCTGTCGTACCAACGGGCATTTTTCCATCTCCAGCAAACAAATTCTTCTTTTGGTAGCAAAACTACGCATTTCACGCCCAAAGCACCAGCAAGGTGAGCCGTTCCCGTGTCAACAGTAACAATTCCCTTCATAGCTTTCATGTGTGCAGCAGTTTTTACCCAATTTTGCTTCCAGCCATCGTTGGGTAATGGGTGAAATAAGCCATCAGAATTAGGGTTTAAGCTGTAACAGTCATCCCCAACCAATTCAGCCATGTGTTCATGGGCAATTGACTTAATGTAATACAAAGTTTGTTTAGATGCTTCCCAATTTACGCCAATTTTGGATGGAATATTGCTAGGTTGGGCGTGTAAATACCCTTCTGAACCTACAATTTTCTTGCGTGTTACTGGAAACATTGCTTTTACAATAGGGTGCGACAAAGAAATGTAATAAGGCAATGACATTGAACCAATCCAATAATCAGATTCATTGGCAACCCCTTCTAAACCGTTGCTAAACACATCTACAGCGTGTATTTGCCCTAAAAGGTAATGCAATGTACCTTCTTGCAAAACAACAACTTGTTTAGCCCCTAAAGCCTTTAATGCTGGCAAAAAACGGGCAAACATAATAATGTCACCAAAACCCTGTTCCATTTGTACTGTGATTGATTTACCCATTAGGGATTCACCTCTCCATACAGGCATTTTTAACGCAGGAGCATAGGGCTGGGCTTGCTTTGCAATTATTTCTGGATGCCAGCGGTATTCAAACTCCCTAAAACCAGCTTCATAGCGGCCAGCGTGTAGGTGTTCGTAAGCCTTCTTATATTCCGTGTGCGGATTTAATGTAAGAGCAGTAATAGTGCGGCCTCATCGTCAAGTTCCTCTTGGCGTTTGGCTTCCATTACCCTAAGTTGCATCTCAATGTTTGCAACTTCTTGTCTGTAAGCTACTGCCGCAAGGATGTTATCCCGTTGTCTTTCAAGGTAGCTTATTGACCGTTGTAATTCTTCTGTTTCAGCTAACGGTATATCAGCTTTAACCTCTTGTTTTGATTGTACTTTAGTTTGCTTAACTTTTGCAATAGGTTGTGGATCAATCTGATCCTTGAAGGCTTGCTTGCGTGATGCGTTTGCATCTTTGGTTGCTTGCTCTAGCTTGCGTTGGCGGTCAGCTATTTTGTGCTGTAGCTTTTGTATTCTACGGAGTTCTTCCTTAGTCCAATGGCCGCCATCATCCCCACCTACGGGTTCTACATTGATTTGAAATGCGTTATTTTGAAACGCATTAGGCTGAAAAGCGGTTTGAAACATTAGGTAACTTCAACCCAAGATATAGTGGCCTCATTCCATGTGTATTGCTTGCCGTCTGCTGGATAAGGTATTGGTGATTCCCATGTCCAAGTGATGTTATTTAGTACCCAACTTGCGTATGGTTGTGCGGCATAAAACACATCATCAGCTTGGTCATAAGTGTAACCAATACCAGCATAATTACCACGCAAAGGTATGCCGCCATCAGGCTTTCCATCAGAGCCATAATGGACATTTCCTTTTGTGTTGTAGCTGGTCTGTATCCAATCGCCAGAACTTGAATCCACAAATGTATCAAAAAAGTCAGGTTCAGCAACAATAACTTGCGTTACTTTACCATCGACTACTTTTGCAAAATGGCCCATGTAAATCTCCTAATTAAGCGTCTACTGCGCCTGCGTACTGTGTCAAAGTCTTTAATACACCATAAATAGCTGGCATTAAATCGCCTTTTAAATCTTCCAAATTGATGTAGTGACTATCTTCTTTGATTGTGTTGGCATTTGCATGACGCATATCTTCGTTGTGATACACCTGTACCTGAACTTGAATTGCACCACCGCCAGCCCTAAAAAAATTACCTACTTTGGCATAAGCAGTAGTAACTTCTTCATGGTTTGTAGGATTGACTGCTGTAATTTTTAAAGCCATTTGATTCTCCTTAGTAAGTCATTTCTGTTGTACGGATTTGGCAAACTGTACGAATAGTCGTGCTTGCTTGCCCTGTAAAAGTTACTGCTAAACCGCCATTAGTAGTGTCTGCTGTAAGACCAATAGTCCATGTTGCCGCACCAGCATCAGCATATAAAGATGTGACTGTAGAACCTACAAGAGTAGTAGCACCAGCGTTTGCACCTCGCTTGATAACACCAGCGATTTCCCAGCCTTTAGTGTTACCGCCACCAGTTACTCCTGAAATAACTTCGCCAGTAAAGTAATAGGCAGAGTTGTTAGGCAGTATTACTTGGTTTATTCCGCTTGCGGCACTTGCATCAGAGCATAAAACTGTTGCGGTTGCATCGGTTGTTTGTCTGCCAAGAAGCAAGGTTGCAGTTTGAATAATTCCAGCAGAGCCACCATAAGGTGCATTACAACAAGCTATTGCATTATTTCCTGAGATACTTCTTGTTGTTCCAAAAGTTCCACCAACAACAGTTCCATATATGCTATTTGCCGTATTGCTGTAACCTGAACCAACAAATGAAGATTGACCACTTGCTGTGTTTGTTAATCCACCAACTACAGCCGAACTTATCCCACTTGCAGTATTAGGAAAACTTCCTAATGCGCCTGATGTGGTAAATACTCCACCACCACCAACAAATGAACTTAATCCACTAGCTGTATTTTTATTACCACCACAAACTACAGACCAATCCCCACTAGCCACATTCCTATTAGCCGCAGTACCGCCATCACCGCCCCCTAAAATTGCACTATATGCCCCAGTTGCTTGGTTATTACCACCGCCTACTACTACTCCATGAGGAGTGTAAAAAGATAGAGTGCTTGTAGATGAACCTGATGCGTTTTTGCTTAAAGTAAGTGATGTTCCGCTAATGGCGGCTACATAAGTATCACCAGAAATAGAAGTGCCTGTGATGTACTGACCGACCTTGATGTTAGCGTTGCTACCTGACAATGTAACCGCAGTAGTAGCGTTCATTGTGCCGCTTTGGGTTGTTACGGCAGATGAAGATGTTGTACTGTTTGTAAAGCCATTGCCAACAAAACCATACCAGCCTGATGCTGTGCAAAAGTTTCCTGAACCAACAAAAGCGTATTGCTGTGATGCTGAATTAAATGCACCAGTTACTATTCCTGAACCATTTTGAGAACTTGAGTTTTGATAGCCACCACCAACAAAAGCATAAGTGCCTGAAGTAGTATTATTTGCACCACCGCTAATTACGGCTGCTGTAGCACTTGCTACCCTTGCCGCAGTATCTCTAGTAGTCTGCCAATCAACAGCATTAGCACCCCTAGCATTACCACCTGTAGCAGTAGAATCTGTCTTTTGTGCTTGTAAAGCACCTGTTCCTGCTGGTTGTAATGACAAACTTCCATTTGTGGCTGTAAAAATTTGACTTCCAGCAATGTTTAAAGTATTGCTAGTGTTTACTGCCGCTGTTGTTGTAGGTACATATATTGATGTAGTTGAACCTTGCTCAACTTGTGCTCCATAAACATAAGTATTAACAAAACCACTACCATTTCGGTCTTGCAAACAAAAAAGGAATGTACTGGATGTAGAAGTAAATGTTACTGAATATCTATTCCAAGTGGTATTTGCAGTAAAAGTTCCATAAATAGTTCCACCATTATCTACAACACTAAATGTTCTTGTTCCACTTGCAACATAACACCAAATACTTAAGGTATAAATACCGCCAGCAATTGTAGCTATATTGCCTGACTTTAAACCTTGAAATTGATTAGTAATACTTAAAAGTGTTGCAGTTGAACCGCCAAATGGGTCTGTTTGTCCTGCTGTTACTGATACTGAACCTTCTTTTGTCCAATACGCATTTGTAAAAGTATTAGAGTACAAAAAGTTATTGTTACCTCCACTAATAACTTCTGTCTGTCCTGTAATCGTGGTTGCAGTAATAGCGGCTGGGGTAGTGCCACCAATGACTGCGTTATCTATTGTGCCGCCTGTGATGGCAGGAGTAGTTAGCGTAGGGCTAGTATTAAGTACAGTTGAACCGCTACCAGTTGATGTTGTAACCCCTGTTCCACCTCTATTTACTGCAACAGTATTACCATTCCATGTGGCGCTAGTAATAGAACCAGCATAATCAAGCGTATTGGTAGACCAGCTTACATTTGATGGTGCTTGGTCGTGTCTATCCCAAGAACCAGCCGCAATTGCATTAGACAATAAATTAACTAAAACAAATCCACCGCTAGGTACAGAAACAACTAGTGTATTAGAATTGTTATTGACAGTTATTGCACCGCTACTTTGGTTATTATCAAACTGAAAAACTGCCCCGCTTGTCAATGTGGTAGCGTCAGGCAATTTAATAACTTGACCGCCTGACCCAGTTATTGTGTATCTTCTTGGCGAAGATGCTGTTAATGTAATTAATGTGCCAGATGCGGCAGTATTTGTATAACCATCGTCTATAGCATTTGCAGAAATATTGTTATTATCATCAACAGTTACGCCTGAATTTTTAATCAACTTGCCAGTAGTAGAATCAAATCTAGCTATTGCATTGTTTGTGCTAGACGCTGGGCCAACTACATCACCTGAACCGTTAGTAGTCCAAGTAGCATTAGTTCCATCAGTTGCTAAGACTTTGCCATTATTTCCTGTTTGACTAGGAAGTAGGTTATTTAAACCATCTGCGGCAGTAGAAGCGCCTGTACCACCATTAGCTACAGGAATAGTGCCTGTTAAATCATGGTCATCATTCCAATTTGATGGCCTAACTATAGTTGCATCTGTTCCGTCAGGAATAGCACTAACAAACTTATGCTTGACTGTTATAGCCATTATTGAACTCCAATGATTTTGCCGTCAGAACCTCGAACCACTTGTTTTGGTTGATTTAGCTTATTCATTAATTCACCAAGCATCATAGCCATTTGGTTGCTATTGTTGTTGATTGCATTAGCGACTGTTTCCATTGGGTTTTGCATTGCTTGTGCCATATCTTCTTCGTTAGCATAAGCCATTGCACCGTCTGAATCATCTGAACCAATCCTTGCAACTTCAATCTTTGCCCCATTATTA